TTTCAAAACAGAATCAATCAAGAACTTGCCCATATTGAACAGATTAAACAGCAGATTATAAACCAAAACAAAACAATTCATTAATTTATGTTTAGTTGGCCCGAAAAAATAGTTGGCTACCTATTATTAGGTTACCTAGTTTATGTACTAGTTTGTATGATACTAGGAACATTTAATATATTATAATCACTTGATAAATAACTTTATATGAAAACATCAACTTACAACGTATTAACTATCAGAAGCCATGCGTGGTTGATGTACCTACCTCAATACATTCTGGGTTGTGTTTATCACAAACCTGGTATGTTGTCAAGTCAGTAATAATAGTACTGAACATACACACAAAAGGATTTAAGTACTATTATGAAATGGTTAATGATTATCACAGTCTGTATCGGGTTCGATTGTAGCCAAATCACTGGTTGGTTTGACACACAGGAAGAATGTCTAGCAGAAAGTTCTAACGCAAAGCAATGGTTCATGACCAACTATCCTGACAGTCACGGTGAAGTTTATTGCGTAGAAGCAGACCCTAGTGTGGTGCCTCAGAAAGGACAACCAATTTAAATTAAATACTAATATGAAGACCTTAATTGCATTTTTATTATTATGGATCGGCGCAGAGACTGATTATAATGTAAAGGTGCCTCACCCTGCTATAATTCAGATGTCACAGACAGAAATGAATGATATGTTCTATGGTGAGGAAAAGACAGGCACTGGCAAATTACACGCATTTTACGATCCAAAAAGTAATACCATCTACTTGAATGAAAACTTTGACATTCACAATGCGTTCGACAAAGGCATTCTACTACACGAACTTCTTCACTATGTGCAAGACATGAATGAAGTTGTTGGCAAAAAATTTGAATGTTGGCGAGCAACTGAATTAGAGGTCTATGAATTACAAAAGAAATATCTTTTAGAAGTACACGGAGTCGTATTTGATTACGATGAACTGTTTGTGAGGATGTCGGCAGTGTGTAACCCAAATATGTATTAAACACTCTGTTTAATGACAGATTAAACACAAACTTAATTTTTTCCATACACCAACAAACACTCTAGAACCATTTGTGTGTGTTTAACTTGAGATACCTTGCACCTAAATAATTCCATGGATGTTGCAAATGACATCTATTTTAGCAAAGGAGGTCCACATGGATTACTTAACTAAAATCAAAGCATGGGCAAAAGGCTTAACGGAAGTAGGAGTTAGTTTACTTGCATTAGGCATCGTGCTTGAAGTATTGTTTATGGGTCAGCCAATTCCCTTTTGGCCGAACTTAAACATAATTGGTAACGTGCAAGGTATCGTTGCAGGCTTTTCAAGTCAAGGACTTGTTGGTCTTGTAGCAATATGGGTGCTGTACCATATTTTCACAAAAAAATAATCTTAACATTATAAACGTGAACTCTGTGGCGATATTGCCTAATTTTATCGCCACAGTGTATCTAAAATAGCATATTGACATTCAATTTGGTAGATGTTATGCTAGTTGAAACAATGAAATCCTACTTTATAATTCATCTGCTTACGGTAAATACACAAAATAGGGTAAAAATATGAAAAAACGCACAAGAAGTATCTTAGACGAGTTGAGAAATATAGGACGTGTTCAAGACACAGAAGCCTTTATTGAAACAACTGGCAGTAATATCATTGAAAGTGCTGTGAATATCATGCAAACAATCAAGGAAAACTATCCACCTGAAGTGGCACAGGAACTTGAAAGACGTTTTATTAACTCTATTAAAAATGGTGATCCAAAGAAATTCAGAGTTGGGATCAAGAAAATTATCGAAGGAAAGCAAGATGATACTGAATGAAGGCGGTAATGTATTCAAAGATCCTAATGGTCAAATAGCAACTACTCGAATCAACAAAGCAGACGTGGCTCCCACACTAGACTGGTTGGAGAAAGTGACTGGTTTAGAACTTAAAGCAAACACTCTTGGCACAACAGGACTTGCACCAACATCAGGTGATATAGATGTTGCAGTTGATCAGGCAAAATTAAGCAAAGACCAATTGGTAGATGTGTTGAGTCGTTGGGCAATCCAGAACAAACAAGATCCTAAGCAATGGGTAAGAAAAAGCGGAGTCAGTGTACACTTCAAAACTCCTATCAAAGGCAGTGCAAAAAATGGATACGTGCAAACTGATTTAATGTTTGGTGATCCTGATTGGATGAAATGGAGTTTACGTGGTGGTGAGGTAGGCAGTGAATACAAAGGATCAGACAGACACGTGATGATTGCCAGCATAGCAAAACCACAAGGTTACAAATGGAGTCACAAAGCAGGACTTCTAAACAGAGAAACAAACGAACCTATCACAAAAGATCCAAACAAGATAGCAGAATTAATACTAGGCAAAGGTGCAACAGCAAACGATTTGAACAGTGTGGAAACAATACACGCAAAAATTAAAGCAAGATCTGATTATGATCAATTGGTTGCTGATGTGAGAGATTCATTTGCAAAGATAGGCAAGTCATTGCCTGAGAGTGCTGGACCTATTAAATGGTTTAGAAATTTATTAAACAAGATTAAAATATGAGACTTGTAGAATTTAAAGACATAGACAACAAAAGACTGAGCCTAATTGAATCTGCTAGAATACAACACGCAGAAGATTTAATTTTCTGGGAAGGTTCAAATGGTGCATCAAGAGCCATTCAACAACTTCAAGCATTAACAGGAACATCCAAAGCATTAACAATCAAATGGGACGGTTCTCCTGCTGTGGTGTTTGGTAGAAATCCAAATGGAGAATTTATTTTTACTGATAAGTCTGGTTTTGTTGCAAAAGGTTATGATGGTAGAGCCACAAATGCAGATGACCTTGAAGGTGCAATAATGCAAAGAGCAAAAGGTGATAGAAAGAAAATGAAAGGCTACCAACAGTATGCTTCTAAAATGAAAGGCATATTTGACATGATGCAGAATGCTGTATCAGAAACCTTTCAAGGATACCTTGTTGGCGATATGCTTTTCTTTGACACACCTCAGAAGTCTGGCAATGCCTATGTGTTCAAACCAAATGTGGTTGAATACAAAGTGGATGCCAATTCAGCACTAGGACAAAGAATAGGTCAGAGCAAAGTGGGTGTTGTGGTACACAACCTTATGAGTGAAAAAGGCAGAACAATGCCTGCAAAAAATTTAGATATGATACAGGGCGGCGAAGTTCTAGCAATACCACCTACAACAGTCAACAAAAAAGAACCAATACAAAGTAAAGGTGTTGATCAATTGAAATCATTGTTGGCAAACAGTGGCAAAAGCATAGACAAAATATTAGACAGAAACACACTAGCACAAATGAAGTTGGTTGATTTACCTAATATATTATATTCTTATACCAATAGCAAAGTGGATGGTGGTATGAAGAATTTAGGCAAAGACTTTTTACAATGGTTACAATCAAGCACAGTCAGTCAGCCTAAAAAAGTAAAGATCACGGAATATGTAAAACAAAATATAGATGCATTCAGCAAACTATGGATGTTGGTGGGCGGCATCATGCAGGTCAAAGACAGCATTATTCAACAGTTGGACACAGCACAAGGTGATGTTCAAGCAACTGTGAATGGTAAGCCAGGTGGTGAAGGATATGTGTTAAACACACCACAGGGCAATATAAAATTGGTCAAACGTTCTGGATTCACTAGAGCCAATAGAGCGATAAATAGATAAGGAGAACAAAATGAAAGCAAAAGAATTTACAATCAAAAAAGAGTTCGTTGATCCAGCAGATGATCCAAATGCAGGTTTCGATAAAGAATTCAAACAGGATTCAATGTTTAACCAATTGGGTAAAATATTGGACAGTCAAGGTAACCCTAGACCATTAGACACAGTGGTAACAGATGATGGCAAGAAGCACAAAGTAAACTTCCAACAAGCAAGAGGACTAAGACGTTTATTAACTGCTCCTAGAGTAAAGCCTGAGATCAAAGCAAGATTCACTAAAGACCTACAAACAAGCGAAGTATTAGAGAAATTTTTACAAGCAAATGATATGGTTGAGTTATTTGTTTCAATGTATGATATTGAACAAACTGCTCCATCAAACTATGGTGATTAATATCCATGGAGTTCATCACAGACATCTATGAAGCGAGAATGACTCGTAATGCTGAGGATCAAAAGATTCTCACATACACAGATTGCTGTGAAAGAACTTACCTATCGCTTTTAATATTATTACTTTTAAATCAATATCCCACATACAGACAGTACGCATCAAAATATTCTAAAGATACTCGTAGAACAAATTACAAACATTTTAGAATGCACAGCACCGATCTTCACAACTTTGTTTATTT